TGACTCGGTGGGCAATCGAGACGAAACCCTAAGAGAGTGGGACAGATGGTATCCGATTTTAAACCAATCCTATGACCACACATGGGCATTCTGCGTGCAAGACGGAATGACCCCTGCTGATGTTCCGTCTGAGGCTGAACTAGTTTTTGTAGGAGGAACGAAGGAGTGGAAACTTAGAAACCTCACAATGTGGACGGAATCTTTTGACCGGGTACACGTTGGAGCGATTAATTCATTCAAAGTTTTGATGCGATGCCAAGAACTTGGAGTTGAGTCAACTGATGGAACAGGATGGTTTCGTGGCCCGAAGATGACAGAGGCACTGGAACGATACTTTAAGGTTCAATCTGGAGAAATTGAATTACCAAGACAATCTGAATTTGCATTAGTATAACTACACCTAGCTACGATAGGGTTGACCTGTAAGGCAATATACCTTACAATCTGCTACGCTCATGTTAAGTGCCGCAGACCCAGAACTTCTCTACGCCTCAAAAGAACCTGACATTGGATTCTTGTCTCAAGCATTCAAGGAGACTCAGTCTGAACTCGGAGAGTGGCTAGACCGTAGGCAACGCGACTACGATGTTCGCAATTGCCAATGGCCCGGTAAGTCTGATGACTTCAAGAAGCACGCATCACTGACCACAACTGGTGACGTGTTCCCTTGGGAGGGTGCAAGTGACCAAGATGTCCGCATGGCAGATGAGGCAATAAGTTGCAGGGTCGCAATGAGCATGAACGCAGTGCGAAGGGCGCATATCGTAGCTACCCCAACTGAATCGAATGACGTTGAGCGTGCTTCAGTAATCAGCAACTTCTTACGCTGGCTCATTGGCTCAAAGATGGATGAGTTCTACTCTGAGATCGAACTGGGATTGAACCACTTCTTTGAGAAGGGAATGATGGTTCACTATGCTTGGTACGACTCGCAAGAACTCAAGCAGCAACAAACCATCCAGATTGACGAGATTGCACAAGTCCTCCCAGCCATTGCTGAAGCTATACAGGACGGGTCTATGGATGACGAACTATCTGAGACCCTAAAAGATCAGTTTGGAGTCTCTAAGGCAAAGGGGCGAGCAATGCTCCGCGAGCTACGCAAGGACGGTGAGACAACTGTACCAGTTACCCGTGAAGTTGTGAGCAGACCACGCATCCGCGCACTTGCACCGGATGAGGATATCTTTTGGCCCAACTATACAATTGATCCACAAGAAGCACCGTACGTCTTCCATGTGGTTAATATGACTCCAGAACAAATTCGCACAAAGATAAAGAGCGAAGGGTGGAGTGAGGAGTTTGTAGATAAGGTTATCGAGTTGGCAAACAATGCCCAGACAGATGACAACCTTTACAATATCCGCGAGCAAGATCAGTTCGTCCGATCCGACGATCAATACGTTCGCTTAGTTTACTGCTATCAAAGACTCTTGGATGAGGACGGAATACCAGGCTTGTACTGTACAATCATGCACCCTGACGTTAGCGAACTTTACGCAAAACATCAGCTACTTGATTATGCGCATGGCAAGTATCCGTTTGTCGTTACGACCCTTGAGAAGACCTCTAAGCGATTGTATTCAAGTCGGTCCATCCCAGAACTCTTAGAGAGTTTACAACAAGCTTTAAAGGTTGAGATTGACTCAGGAATCGATGCACAGTCATTGACCACTTTGCCACCTCTGGAACATCCACTTGGTCGCGCCCCAAGTCGGTTTGGCCCGGGTGTAAAATTACCTTATCGCACACCGGGAGAAGTCCGATTTGCTGACACGCCAAGGGGTTCTACAGTCAATGTAGAGATTCGCAGATACCTTGAAGAGCGTGCCAATAAACTCATGGGTAGAAACGCTCCGGGCGTTGATCCAGTTGAATCGCAAATGAAACAGCAGGAGGTCATAGACAAGGTATTCAATCACCTCAAGCACGTCCTCGATCAAATCTTTAGCCTCTATCAGCAATACGGTCCAGACGAAGAATACTTTCGGGTTACGGGAATGCAGGATATGCAGAAGTTCGACAAGGGTAACCCCGGTGATCGATTTGATTTTTATCTGCAATTTGACGTCGCGACACAAGACCCTGCACAAATGCTTGATCGTGTAAAATCGATTGCCGAACTTGCAGGGATGCTTGACAAGAATGGCACGCTTGATACGGAGCGCTTACTGCAAATCGCAGTTGGACAAATCCTACCAGGTGCTGCTGAAAGCGTAATGATACCCAAGGAGACCGCATCTCAAAAAGCGGTTGAAGAGGAGCGCCAAACGATTGCAGAAATCTATGCAGGAGTACCCCCAAATGTTCGTCCAAATGACGCACATGAAATGAAACTCCAGATATTCCAACAATGGCTCGCCCAGCCAGACGTTACGCAAAAGGTTCAACAAGACCCAGCCTTACAGGAGCGTATACAAAACTACATTCAGCAGCGCACCATGCAGGTACAACAACGCCTGAATTCAGAGATTGGTAGACTAGGGGCAACCCCCACGCAGTTTGGGCAGACCCCAAGCGCAGCATGATTGCAGAGAATCTGATCAAAGAAGAGATCAGGTCATGGTCAAGCGAAGTGCTTGAAAAACCTAGCGATAATTTTTCTGGTCTCCCTCCTTGTCCATACGCTAGGAAGGCGTGGTCTAATGACAAGGTTAGGGTACACGTTGCTCAAGACTTAGACCTTGCTGTTCGCATTAAGAAGGACAATCCACCAGAGAAGGATTCAGTAGATGTCCTTGGATGGACGGGGTGGGACAATATGTCCGCAGATGAATTTGATACTTGGCTGGATGAACAAAACGAAGACCACAAAGGAATCTGGATAATCGGATTTCACCCAGAACATCCACTTGATGATTCCCAAGAAGAGTTTGAAGGAAATGGTTCACCAACTTATGGAGTGATCTTGATACAACCATTGTCGGACCTTAGTGCCGCATCGAAAAGAATTTTAACGAAGGGGTACTATGCAAACTATGCCCCAGAAGATATGAACCACGTAACTAGGAGGAACGCACAATGAAGGGAAGAAAGATGATGCGCAAAACCGTAAAGCGAAAGAAAAGGAAGTAATTCCAATGAAGGGTCACACGATTAAAGGTGGTCAAAAGCGACCAACTAAAGCAGGTGCGGGGATGACCAAGAAGGGTATAAAAAAGTACCGACGTGATAATCCTGGTAGCAAGCTCAAGGGAGCGGTTACCGGGACTGTCAAGAAAGGGAGCAAGGCGGCAAAGCGTAGAAAATCATATTGCGCTCGCTCCGCAGGACAAATGAAAAAGTTCCCTAAAGCAGCGAAGAATCCAAATAGTAGACTGCGACAAGCTCGCAAACGATGGAAGTGTTAAATGGCAAACGTACCAACAAATAAAGCGCTCTACTCAAGAGTCAAAGCAGAGACCAAACGTAAGTACAAGGTCTGGCCTTCAGCTTACGCTAGTGCATACCTTACGAAAGAGTATAAGCGCAGAGGTGGAAAATATAAAACCTCTAAGAAGTAATGGCTAAGAAGACGGGAGGCTTGACCAAGTGGTTTGGGCGCAACAAAGGAAGCGGATGGGTAGATTGCAAGACAGGCAAGCCATGCGGAAGAAAGTCTGCCAAGAAGGGAAAGAGTAAACGACCCTACCCAGCTTGCCGCCCCACTAAGGCACAGTGCAAAAAGAGTGCAGTAAAAAGAAAGACCGGACCTAAACGAGTAAACTGGAAAAAAGGAAAATGATCATGCCCCGTAAAAAGAAAACCTACCACGTCATAGACCCAGAAGAAGCGATCCAAGCATTAAGCTCTTTGAAGGGTGAACCAAATTTTTTGAAGTACATCGAGATGCGCGAATCAATGCGCGAAGAAGTAATTCGTCAACTCCAAGTCAAGGAGGTCATCGAGAACACTAACCGTCATTATATGATGTGTGGAAAGCTTGAAGCGATAGACGAGGAACTCGATACCTTTCACAACATCTAACTTTTCTAGGGGTAGATAATAGGCACTGGGGAGTGTCAAGCCCTTGCAGGTATGCGCTTGCAAGGGCTTTTTGTTTGTCATGTAAGGTGAATTGCCTTACACTTTGCTACACTACGCTACAACAAGCGTTGATTTTATGGAAGAAGCAATTCAAGAGGTTGACTCGGTATCCTCACAAAATGCCGTGGAGAGTGAAACGCAGGAACAGGGAAACCTGACGATGGCAGAGTACGCAGCAAATTTGCTGAAATCTCAGCCAGAGGAAGAAGTCTCTGAACCGACCTCGGAGGAATCCGAATCCGTTGAAGAAACTACGGAGGAAGAAGATATCGAGGGACAGTCTGCCGAAGTACCGGACGAGGAAAGTTTGACTGAGCCGCCCGCAGAACCTTCGGATGTTCTTTCTAAGAAATTCAATATTGACCTGGACAGTTTGTCTGAGGATGAGAGTCGAGAACTCGCTAAGTCGCTGAATGCATCTGCGGTCAGGCGATTCGGAAGACTAACCGCTCAGAAGAAAGCCCTACTTGCAGAGAATGCAGAGCTACAGGCGCAAGCCCAAGCGAAGGATCAGCAAGCCAGCGCCGACCAACCTGAGTTCCTCAAGGACAATGCCCTGCACAACGTCAACGACGTCAATGCACTAACCACAGAAGTCGAAAAGATTCAGACGCTCATCGAATGGGCCGAAGAAGGACTTGAGAACGAAGTGGAGTATGATGACAACGGAGACGAGTACGTTGCGAAGGATGGAGAGAAGACTTACAACAAGTCCGACCTCCGAAGGATTCGCGCCAATGCGAGAAAAATCCTACGCAAGGATGCACCAGCGAGACAGAAATGGATCGCAGAGCGCACACAGTACGACGAGCAAGCAGTTCAGACTTTTCCATTCCTAAGTGACGGGGAAAGCGAGGACTACCAGTTCTTCATGCAGGCCAAGAATAATCCGCTTTATAAGCCACTCATCGAGCATCTGCCAAATGGCAACTTTGCACTGGCGCTGATGATCGAAGGAACAAAAGCGATTAAGGAAAGACAGGTCAATTCGGGTAAACCGAAACCCAAGCCTAGCGCTCCAGTAGCTTCCACCGAAGCAGGGACTGCCAAGCCAAGGACGGAGAACTCAGCAAGAAAGAAGGCTCTGCAAGCGGCTAAGTCGAAATTCGACAAGTCTGGGAGCATGGCAGACTACCAACAGTATATCAAACTCAAGAGGTCTTAACCTCTCCATTATTTAAAATCAAAACATTAGGAGGATACCAAGATGGCATCAAGTACATCATATAACACTGCTGGTAATAGAGAACAAATTCTCGATATTATCACAGTTCTAGAACCAGAATCTACCCCTCTCGTCAGCATGATGAAGAAGGGCAACGCAAGCA